GTGCAGCTTTATCAATCTCTGCCATTTTATCTGATACTTGTTTCCAAGTTACACCCCACTTTGAAGTGTCATCAGTTTCAATTGCAGTGCCGTTTGTATCTGCACCAGTAACTTTTCTGAACATTTCTTTGAACTCGTCTTCATTTGTAGGTTCTCCACGCAGTACCCACTCTGTAATTTTGAGTTCACTTAATGCTTCTGCGACTGTTGCCATTTTAGTTTCTCCTAATTAATTCTTTTCTATATTTATCCAACTCTATATCCCCAGAATCTTGTTGATAAAGAGTCCGTTCCATAAATGTTTTGATTACCACCACTTGCTTGATAAACTGCAATATCAATAGTCTGACCAGCGTTTACAGCAATAAGTTGACTTCCACCTTCACCCATTTCGTTTCCAGTTTTCTGTTCCATAAAAGTTGCAACTGGGCCACCATTCACACGAATATATTGAATAACTTGTGCAGACCAACTTCCTTGCCAGTTAATAAAAAAACCAACATTATAGTAACCATCTTGACCAGTAGGTACTGTAAATACGTTACTAGCAAATGCGTTTTGTGTATCAAATATTTCAGTATCCCATGATACTTGTGTTTGAGCTCCGTTTGCAGTACTTTGGTTTGATGTTTTTTTCACACTCCATGCAACAAAATCTGAAACAAAACCAGATGAGTTTGGCATTGCAATTTTACCATCACTCGCAACTGTAATACCAGTATTACCACCAGTATGTTGAATTGTATTTACTTTTAATGTTGATGCCATATCCTATTCCTTACTGTGCGATTTCCATACAAATTGTATATAATGAAGAACTGCCAGGGCCTGTAGAACCAATTCCACCATGATGGTTTAACCAAGTGTCAGAACCATTATTTGTTTTTCTTCCAAACATTTGGTAAGTTAATGCTTGACCTACACTATAAGATGGAGCATCACAAAACTGATAATTAATAATATGGTCTTCCCAATGTCCAGTACTTTGAGCGTTTTTATAACAACCATGTAAAGGGCCTGTAGTATCAACCATTGCAACTGAACCACCAGCGATTGTTCTACCAATATTATAAGATGGGCCATGGTTTGCAGTAGCGTTATAGTGCATTATCGGGCCACCACAATAAACCATTATCAATGAACTAGCAAATTTAGGTGTAATCGTACAAATTGGTGCGTTATTGACTGCAACATATGATGTTGATGCTGTTTGTGTTGAACTTGGATTATTTGTAATTGCACGAACAACTTGAACAATACCGCCAGGCAATTGCATACCACCAGTATCAGCAACAACCATTTTCTTTCCAGTAGGAACAGTTGTTGTTGTTGCAGTTAAGTTAACATTTGTACCACTAGCTGGGGTAACATTATTTACAAATAAAGTACTCATTGAGAAATCTCCTCAACTGTAAAAACTGGTGGTGCATAAGAACAACCAGCATTATCTGTGGTTGTCATATTAAAATCACCAGTTTCACCAGACTCTTTATAAACATATATTCCATAAGTTCTTGCGTTTGTGTTAGTTGCAGCCTGATACGCAGTCATATTTAAATGAACCCTATCATTTGCATCACTACTCGCATTTCTTACAGATGCATTTACAAATGTCCTAGAACTACCAGTTCCCCTTGAAGAAAAACCTACGTTTGAAGTATTTGTAATATCAAAAAATTTGTACCCCATAATTGCACCAGAATTTCTTCCACCGACCAATGCAGAAAAGTTAAGTCTTAATAAACTTGTTGCATATTTTGGTGTGATAGTAACTCTCAATGTACTACTTGCTTCAACCATTGTGGGTGGTGTTGAAGAAAATGTTACATGAGTAGTACTTGCTGGTGTAGTTTGAACAACTTGTAAAATAGCACCAGCAGGCAACTTAACACTTCCGGCCGCAGTTGCACCTACGATATTATCTACTGTTAATGTTGAACCCATTCTTTATCCCCTATACAATCGTAAGATTTCCGTTGACTGTAAGGTTTACAGTTCCAGAAGTTGATACAGTCAAAGGCCCAGCACATGATGCATTATCACCAGATGCAATAGTTACACTCTGGTTAAGAGTCGATTCATTCACACGAAAAATATCTGCTTTACCAGATGTTGTATTTCCAGAATTACCGTTATCGCCGGTAAAAAATCCACCACCTTGTGATGCGTCTTGAATTTGTGTTGTAGTAACAGTATTGTTTGCAATATCAGCACCAACAATAGTTCCATCTGTAATAGAACGAGAAACAACTTTTCTAATTGCCATGTCTTAATCCTTTTCTATTATTTATGCGTCATCTGTATCAGTACCAGACTCTTCATCAAAATTCTTTGCATCTTGGAAGAAAGATATTTCTTCATTAAATCCAAAGTTATCGTCTGCGTCTGCACTTGCTGGTGAAGGTGTAACAGAATATCTTTGTTCTCTCTTAGGTGCATTAACTTGAACATCTGTATACTGGTCAACTTGAACAGACTTAATAACTTTCTGGTCTGTAACTGGGCCATATAGATAAAACTTAGATGTAAAAGAAAGAGTATACATGATTACTCTTCTCTCTGTAAAATCACCATCATAACTATCTTCATACGAAACACTATTTAAAACTATAGGAACATCTCTTGTTGTTCCCATTGCAGTATTATCGTTTAATGTAATTGTATAATCTGGTTGAAAGAAAGGTAAAATTTGTTCTACTATTTGTAATGCGTCATCAGATTGTTTTGCCATAATAAATAATTCAAAGTCCATATTATATGGAACTGGCATAAACTGTGATGACATTGTTTTACCATCAGTAGAATTATTAACCTTTTTTAATTTTTGTATTGAATTTAATTTACGAGAAGTATCATAAGAAATACCAGAAATCTCGAATCCGATTCTTGGTAATGTAAGAGAAACCTTTTTATTAAGATTGGGGTCTTCTCTAAGTCTTGTTAAGAACTTTTGTTTAGGGCCGTATGCAAGTGGTACTTTCATACTTTGTGTTACTGCGCCAGAACTATTTGTTCTGACAATGTTAATATTGTTGAAAATAGTACCAAAGGCGACTACGACCTTTCGCATAGTTTCATGGTAAAATTGTTGTCCTAACATATTATATTATCCTATTTTGCCTACATCACCGAAAGGATTTGACTCTGAAAAATCAATGATGTTATCATCTTGAGTATCAAAGAAATCATTCATGGCATTTTCGTCTACTGTATCAACTACATAAGACTCTTGTATTATATAGTCACCGTTCTCAAGAAGTAACTTCTCACCACCAGTTTCATCTTCACCAATAATATTATCAGTTCCACCAGTTGCAGTTTCTTGTTCGATATTACCATCACCGCTTTCTAATTCTATTCCTTGATTAAATGTACCAGATTGTTCTAATGTAAACTGGTATTCTAACATATCAAGTGAGTTTGCAGTTTCGATTGCATCAATTTCTGCAATACCAGTATCAATATCTTCACTTGAATATTCAAAGGTCTTGACTTTGAGTTTAAATGCAGGCACATTATGTACTTGATAGAATGGGTCATCATGGTCTACAAAAGTAATCTCAAACATCTTTTTTACTTTTGGAAAGTAAACTAAATCACCCTCATTTGGTCTTGTCTTTACAATTAAATTAGAGTCATGAGATACTAGTTGTTCAAATCTTCTTCTTGCTACAACAAAGGTTGCATCTTCATTCATCTGCAAACCAAACTTGGACATGATTTCTTTTTCACCCTCATATCCCTCTACATTTTCAAAATACATTTCGATTTGATACGCATCGCCAAATTTAGATAAAGTGTCCTCACCAAAGAGTTCATCTTCTTTGACTAAAGTTCTAGGAATATAGAAAACATCTTGTCCATAAATCTTTAATTGTTCAATCATTAAATCTTCATAGAGATGTTGTTCTGATTTAGTCCCAGTATCGAAATATACATTTGTCGGCATCAAATTATCCTATCATATAGTTTGGTGGGAGTTCATATGCAAGTTGAATTTGTTCTTCTAACTTTTCTATGTCTGCCTGTGCCTCCTCAAAGATTTTTGCACCATTGAGTGTAACACCACCTAACATTTGAACACCTTCAAATTTAGAAAGGTTAGCACCCCATTGTCTTTTGATAAGTGCAGTTGCATATCTTTTTAGATATATGTCATCATAGATATCTGTGTATGTATCTGGATTCAATTTCCTATAACATTCTATGATAATAAACTCACCTGCTTCCATATCATTTGTCCAATCCATATCCAGATAAAGTCTATTCTGGTGTTGATTAAAACGTATAGGTTTTTCACCTACAAGAATATGGTCTAAAAAATCTAGATGTTGCATTGTCATTTCATAATGTAGAATTGACTCACTACTAAAATCATATAAGTCATTCAATCTAAGTTGATAACGAATATCAAACATATTTGTAGTATTCTTATCTGTAAAATCAAAAACTTTAATGATTGACATAACACTATCTGGCACTGGAATAAAACCTTTACCCTCTGACCAAGATGCAGTAATACTATTGTCTACTTTGTCAGTTGCACTTGTAGATGCATTTGTTTTTGCTCTGTCTATTTCTGCTTGTGTGATTGCGTGTTTTAAATATACTCTTTCAACACCATCATAATGATATTGTGCAAAGTATTGTAGTGCTTCATCAATTCTATCATCTACTTGGTCTTCATCAACATTAATGTCGATTACTGGTTTACCTAAGTTTCTTAGACAATATTCTTTAAATGTTGCTTTTGAAGTTGGTACTGCCATATTAATTTTCCTTTACTCTATTTATATTATCCAAGTGCAGTAGCCATTGCAATTGAAAATCCAGTTGTTGCACCAGCAGATGTTTGTATTGTTCCATCTCCAAACTCTATACCATTTGTTCCCACAACAACCTTACCAGAACCATTTGGTGCAAGGGTAATATTTCTATTAGAAGTAGATACAATACTGTGAGTTACTAAATCTAGATTGCCTCCAAGTTGTGGAGAACTATCATCAGATACGTTTTGAATACCAGCACCAGCAAGTGAACTTACAGATGCAAACGCAAGTTGACCAGAACCATCTGTTTTCAAAACTTGTCCAGCGTTACCATCTGCTTGTGGGTGTTTTAGTCCATCAATAATTACTTCACCAGAACCATTTGGTGTCAACGTAATATTACCATTTGAACTTGTAGTTACTGCAACAGCACTACCAGTTATTGAGTTGCCGTTAACATCTAAGTCACCTCCAAGTTGTGGAGTTGAATCGGCAGATACATCTGTTGAACCAATATCACTTGTTAATGCAATTGTACCAGAACCGCCTGGAATTGTATGTCCGTTCAGAGTTCCAGTTAATGTAGTATTACCAGCAACTTCTAAATCCATACTATTCAATAACTGAAACTTATCACTTTTAAGTCTTGCAGTTATTGTATTAGAACCAGCTCTAACATTTGCAAATTCAATAAGACCATCTTCTGTACCAGCAGATGCATCTTGAATCTTACCAGTTATCTTTGCATAAACATGAGAACTACCACCGTCATCATCACCTTTAAATTTAATCTGTCCAAGATAGTCTGCATCAGCAGGACTTGAACTATCACGATTTAATTCAATAATTGGAGCTGCACTTGAACCAGCATCTGTAGAAGTAAGTGTAAAATTACCAGTAGTGGAAATATCACCAGTACCAGTAATATTATTTGAGTTTAGGTCAAGGTTGCCTCCAAGTTGGGGTGAAGTATCCTCAACAACATTATTAATAGATACTGCTTGAACTCTTGCAGTAGTATGATAAAGATTACTAGAACCTTCTGATAAATTATCAGTATTTTTTGCAGAAAATCTCGTATCAAATCTTGCATTTGTATAATAAAGATTAGAAGAACCCTCTGACAAATCGTCAGTATCAAAACCAAATAAACTTCTTGTACTAGTAGTTGCGGCCCAACCCATGTTTCCATGTGCAGAACATTGATAGAATAAAACTGGTGGAGTAGTATCACCGATAACTAATTGTGTATATGCACCAGAAGTGCCTGGGCCTCCAGAACCGTTTGCAACTGTTACTCCAGAAGTATATTGTGTTGTCTTATTTACATCTAGATAGAATCTAAAAGGGTGTCCAGAGTTACTAGAATCACTCTGGTCAAACCGATATGTATTTCTTGGAATAAGTTTTAGATATGGTGCAAAGATACCATTAAGTTTATAACCATTACTAGACCCAACACCATGATAGGGGTGTGAACTATCTTTTGTTGCAACGGTAACTTTAAAGGTTACAACATTTACATCAAAGTCTGTCGCATAGTGATTTGCAAGCGTGACAACTTGACTTGAGTCATTACGAACATAGAACTTTTTGTCTACAGTATTTAACGCAACCTCACCAGCAATCAAATCAGACGTATCTGGAATGACTGATATTGTATGACTGCGTTTAAGTTTTATCGGTGTTGTAGCCATAAGGCAATCTCCCTAGACTACTAACTAAATGTTCCACCGTCCACCGCTGTTGCAAATGCAATAGTATCAGAACTTGCAGTATATGTCAAGATACCATCATTAGA